ATATTTTTTGATTCTTAATCGTTTTTTTGATTTTGATATACTTATATATACAAATATATCGTATATAGTATGGCAAAGGAATTCAATAAAAAGTTTATGCATCCAACTCGTAGAAAGTTGGTTGATATGGTAATGCATGGTGCTGAATATGAAAAGGAATCATTTATTTCATTTTCTGGAGCAGATAAAGAAAAGGTAAAAAGAACAATTGGTGAAAAATGGACCGATGTAGATGGTAGGTCTTGGGAACAATTAGAAGCTGGTAAAATTGAAGTTTCCGAATTGGGTGACATTATGGCTGAAACAAGAGCTTACTTAGATAAGTTAAACACTTGTAAATCGGATAATTGTAAAACAATAAAAATAGGTAGAGTTGATAAAAAATTAATATCTAAAACAGGATATTGTTTACATTGTCTTTCTTTAAGAGAAGCTCAAATTAAATATGATGGATTGTGGAAAGAATATGAAGATTATAAAATATATTCCAATATGATTGCACATGGTAAAGATGTAATTGCACAATTTCAACAAGCATATAATGACGCAAAGCAAACTTATGAAGTAGTTCAAGAAGATGGTAAAATTGAAACTTGGAGTATGGAAAGAGATGTTAATGAATTGAAAGCAGAAATAATGACGGATATTATTAATTTTGAAAAAGAAATAGAAGAAGTTACAAAATTAAGAAATGAGGCTTACAATAAACTAAAAGATAAAAATTACGATTTAGTAAGACCTCTTAAAGATTAATATGAGCACTGGTATAACACAAAAGAAATCGTTAAAAGATATTATTGCCGAAGAATATAAAAAGTGTGCGGTAGACCCTATTCACTTTATGAAGAAGTATTGTATGATTCAGCATCCTGTAAGAGGTAAGATACCATTTCAATTATTCCCATTTCAGGAAAAGACTTTAACACAATTTAAAGACAATAGATTTAATGTAGTCCTAAAATCAAGACAAACTGGCATCTCAACACTTTGTGCTGGTTTTGCACTTTGGAAAATGATATTCAATACTGATTTCAATGTGTTGGTAATCGCAACAAAGCAAGATGTAGCAAAGAATTTAGTAACAAAGGTTAGAGTAATGCATGAATTGCTTCCAAGCTGGCTTAAAGGTGGCTCTATGGAAGATAACAAGCTTTCCCTTCGTTTACAAAATGGTTCTCAAATTAAGGCTATTGCTAGTTCTCCTGATGCAGGACGTTCTGAAGCATTATCACTTCTTATATTTGATGAAGCAGCTTTTATTGATGATATTGATGAGATTTGGGTGGCAGCTCAATCTACACTTTCAACAGGTGGAGCTTGTATAGCACTATCTACTCCGAATGGTGTTGGTAATTGGTTTCATCAAACTTGGTTAGGAGCAGAAGAAAGCACAAACCCATTTAATACAATCAGATTACATTGGACAGTTCATCCTGAAAGAGACCAAAGGTGGAGAGACGAGCAAGAGAAGTTATTGGGTACAAAGAAAGCAGCACAAGAGTGTGATTGTGATTTTATATCTTCTGGTGAAACTGTAATTGAACCCGAATTATTAATGTTCTATAAAGAAACATATGTAATACCACCGATTGAGAAAGGTGGATTTGATGGAAATCTTTGGAAATGGGAACATCCTGATTATTCAAAATCATATATGGTAGTTGCCGATGTGGCTAGAGGTGATGGTGGGGATTATTCTACTTGTCATGTAATTGATATTATTAATTCAGTACAGGTTGCGGAATATAGAGGTAAGGTGGATACCAAAGATTTTGGAAACTTCTTAGTTGCACTTTCAACGGAATATAATGATGCTTTACTTGTAATAGAGAACGCAAATATTGGTTGGGCAACAATTCAGCAAGTAATTGATAGAGGATACAAAAACTTATTCTATATGAGCAAGGATTTAAAATACATTGATATACAACATCAAATGACAAACAGATATAGAAGTGAAGAAAAGGGATTAGTAGCTGGATTTTCAACTACTTCTAAGACTAGACCTTTAATCATATCTAAATTAACGGATTATTTTAGAGAGAAATCAATTATAATTCGTTCTGCTCGTTTAATAGATGAGTTATTTACATTTATCTATATGAATGGTAGGGCTGAAGCAATGAAGGGTTATAACGATGACTTAGTTATGGCTATATCAATTGGATTATGGGTTAGAGATACTGCACTTCGTTTAAGACAAGAAGGTATTGATTTAACCAAACAAGCGGTAAGTAGTATTACATCAAACACATCTCAAGGGATTTATGGTGGTAATGATACAATGAATGATAACCCTTGGAAAATGAGAGTTGGGGATGATTTTGAAGATTTATCCCAATGGTTGTAGTGTTTTGATATTTTACGATATTTATGTTATATAATGTCAAAATAGAAAACTGATAAAATAAATTATGGCAGAACAAGAATTAGATGACAGTAAAAGTTTTTTTGGTAGACTAAAGAAATTATTCTCAACAAATGCTATTGTTACCGTTGATAAAGATGGTAAGCGTAGAGTTGTTGATACGGATGAAAAACAAATGAACACAAATTTTGTTAATCTTAGAGATAGATATACAAAATTACAAAGGTCATACTACGAAACCAATCAGGGTGCACAATCAATGGCATACCATCAGGTTCGTAGAGAATTATTTAGAGATTATGATGCTATGGATAATGACCCAATTATAGCATCTGCATTGGATATATATTCAGATGAATCCACAACAAAGAATGAGTATGGTGATATATTGGCAATTAAATCATCAAACGAAAATGTAAGTGCAATACTACATAACCTATTTTATGATATTATAAACATAGAATTTAATCTTTGGCCTTGGACTAGAAATTTAGTAAAGTACGGAGATTTCTTTTTAGCATTAGAAATGGCAGAGGGTAAGGGTATTATTAATGTAACTCCATATTCTGTATATAATACGGAAAGGTTGGAAGGTACTGACCCAATGAATCAAAACTATGTTAAGTTTAAGGTTGAATTAGATAGATTTGGTAAAAAAGAATATGAGAACTATGAAATGGCTCACTTTCGTTTATTATCAGATACAAACTTCCTACCATATGGTAAGGCTATGATTGAAAACGGCCGTAGAGTTTGGAAACAATTACAATTAATGGAAGATGCGATGTTAATTCATCGTATTATGAGAGCTCCTGAAAAGAGAATATTCAAAATTGATATTGGTAATATCAACCCTAATGAAGTTGATAACTATATGCAAAAGATTATTAACAAAATGAAGAAAACTCCATTTGTTGATAAAAATAGTGGTGATTACAATTTAAAATACAATATCCAAAACCTTACGGAAGATTTCTTTTTACCTGTTAGAGGTGGTGATAGTGGTACATCAATTGATAACTTAGCTGGATTAGATTATTCAGCTGTTGAAGATATTGATTACTTAAAAGCTAAATTATTTGCAGCACTTAAAATACCTAAAGCATTTTTGGGATATGAGGAAGATGTAAATGGTAAAGCAACTTTAGCAGCACAGGATGTTCGTTTTGCTAGAACTATTGAAAGAATTCAAAGAACAATTGTTAGTGAATTATATAAGGTAGCAATTGTACACTTAGCTGGACAAGGTATTGATGATTCTGAAATGACAAACTTCCAACTTACTTTAACAAACGCTTCTACAATATATGAGCAAGAAAAAGTAAACTTATGGAGTGAAAAAGTTAGATTGGCAAGTGATATGAAAGCATTAAACATGTTATCTACCGATTGGGTTTATCATAATATATTTGGTATAAGTGAAGATGAGATGGATACCGAAAGAGCTAAAATGGTATTAGACCTTAAAGATAGATTCCGTTATAATTCAATTGAACAGCAAGGACAAGACCCAGCAAATCCACCACAACAACAAAATGTGGAGGAGGAGATTGAAAAAATGAAGCAGGAGATTGTGGATAATAAAGGTGGTAGACCAAGAGAGGGAAATACTTACGGAAAGGATAAACATCCATTAGGTAGAGACCCACTGGGAAACAAAGAAAATGAGAAAGAGAGAAAGAGAGAAACTCGTACAAATGAATCAAATAAAAAAATAGCACAAGAATATATAAACGGAATTTCGGCAAAAAAGAGGATTTTAAGTGAAAAAACACAAAAAACTGACCTTTTGGATGAAAATAATTTGTTAGATGACAGTAAATTTTAACAAACATTAAAAAGTTTATATTTATATGTGTTAGTTTATGTACATAGGTTAAATTATAGGGAAATAAATGAAAAAAATAAAACATTCTAAGGTTAAGAATACCGGAGTGTTATTTGAGCTTTTAGTAAGACAAATAACATTGGAGGTACTTAATGGTGATAAGACTGAGAACGCAAAACATATAGTAAAAGAATTCTTTGCCGCAGGTACGGAATTAAATAAAGAATTACGTCTTTATGATTTATTATTAAAAGAAAAATACAATTCGGAATCAAAAGCTGAAATGTTTGTTGAGACTGTATCACAGGCTCATTCTAAATTAAATGTTATAAAGTTATCTAAAGAAAAATACAATCTTATTAAAGAAATTAATTCAAAATTTGAATTAGAGCAATTTTTAACATCTCCTATAACTAACTATAAAGTATTAGCATCAATATATAAAGTGTTTGAATCTAAGAAATCTGAAAACTACGATATTAAAGATGTATTTAATTCTAAGATTACATTAATTGAGAACATTATCTCTAGACCTCCTCTAAACAAAACAATTGAGGTATCCGATAGTACAAAACTAATAGAAACCTATAAACAACAAGATAAAGACCTAAGATTATTAACCTATAAGATTCTTGTTGAGACTTTCAATAAAAAATACACAAATTTAGATGAAAAACAAAAGGGCTTGTTAAAAGAGTATATTAATAACATGTCTAATACATCTAAATTTAAAGATTATTTAGCAGTAGAACTTCCACAAATTGTGAAAGAACTAAAAGCAATTAAATCTAAAATATCAGATAAAGTAACTACAATTAAATTGTCAGAAACTATTTCTGTTTTAGAAAAAATGAAAATTGGTAAAACTGTATCTGATAATAATGTTTCATCTATCATGCTTTCTTATGAGTTAATCAAAGAATTAAAATCAAAAGTAAATGTCAAATAGACTAAAAGAAATAATCAGAGGTATAGTTAAAGAAATCCAAGACGAAACGGAATTGGAAGAAATGACTGGAACTGGTGCAGTTGCTGGATATGATACTCCTAATGCATTTTCTAAACCAGGTCAAACTGCAAAGAAAAACAAAAGATTAGCTAACGTAACTGGTGGTGAGGTTGTTGATGATTTAGAAGAAGCTAAGGATTGGTTGAAAAACGATGTTCCTGCTAATTCTAAAAAACCATTAGAAATGAAACCAACAGCAATTAGTAAATCTGATGCTGGTGGAATTGCAGATAAAAGTGGTATGATATTAGCAGTAGCTGATACTGATGCAAATTTAAATGAAAATCGTTGGTTAGCAATTAAAAACGAAGAAGGTTCTCCTAAATCTAAAATGAGTAAAGGTGTGACAAGCATCAAACAACAATTGGGTGAGGTAGAGAAATTTGTTAACTGGTATTCTAAAATAAAAAATGAGAATGGGGTTAAAAGAGATGATTATTATAAAAGAACACACAAAAGTTTACATAAAATAAAAGAAAGGTTAATGAATCTTTCAGAAAAAATAAGAACTTTATAATATGCCAGCAGTATCTAAAGCACAACAACGATTTATGGGTATGGTTCATGCAGTACAAAACGGAGACATGAAAGCACCATCTAAAGAAGTTGAAAAAGCAGCTGATTCAATGAGTAAAAAAGATGCAAAAGATTACGCATCTACATCACATAAAGGTCTACCAAATAAAA